AGTGTATAAATACCATCGGATGCGAGATAACTCGGTCCATTTTTTAATCTTGCTTGTACAAAGGAGATAACTATGACAGGCTTACACACACTATTCCCACGACAATCTTTTGTTGGTTTTGACCATCTGTTTAAAGAACTAGAGTTCACTGCTAAACACGCTCAAGACCATTATCCACCGCATAACATTATCAAAGCTGGTGATCAAGAATATCTGATCGAACTTGCTATTGCAGGGTTCACACAAGATGAAATCAATGTAGAGGTCAAAGACCGAACACTGACTGTTACTGGAGAACATGTCTCTAAAGGTAGAGAGTTTATTCATCGTGGTATTTCTACGAAGAAGTTCAAACGAACCTTTAGGCTGTCCGAACATGTAAATGTAAACGGAGCAGATATTCAGGATGGCATTCTGGCAATTGAATTGCAGTACGTTATTCCAGAAGAAATGCGTCCTCGTAAAATCAATATTGGTCAAACGAGGAAAACAAATGACACAGCTAATACTGGCACAAGCCAACTACTTACAGAAACCCCTTGATTTTTTAATCTATCTTGTTGGTAAGGCATTCAGAGGAATCTGGACTGCTATGGTTCTTTTCGGCACAGCGGTTATCGCAAGTCGTCAAGCATCAGCAAACAAACAGATCATGGACTTTATTCGGATCGAGTATCCAAACGAAGCACCAGAACATGTATTGTACCGAATCCAGCAGGGAGCACAAATGAAATGAATATTATTAAAAAAATCTGGAACACAGTAAGACCAAAGACCGATGCAGAATATCGTGACGAGTATCTTGGACTATCAAAAGATCATGGTGATCTGGAGCGTAGACTAAGACATCTTGAAAACGGTAACCTCAGAGGAAAATGGATTTAAACTAAAAAAGGGTGGGGAAAACTCCACCCTTTACTTTTAGGCTAAGTATGGTATAATAGTCTAACTAAAAGGAATATATTATGATAACCCACTTTGATCATGGGGTGACTTTACCAAAGATCTCAAGAAAAACAACCGAAGCTGGTCGTAGATATTTTACTCCAGAAGGTAAAGCATATCCATCGATTACTACTGTACTCAGTCAGTTGAATAAAGATGCCATTATTGCATGGCGAAATAGAGTGGGTGCCGAGGAAGCAAACAAGATCTCTCGGCAAGCATCTACTCGTGGTACCGCTGTACACAAGTTGGCAGAAGACTACATCGATAATGACCCTGATTGGAGCGCAGGTGTAATGCCTAATAACCTAGCGTCGTTTCTAGATCTGAAAAAGATCATCGATGAGAGACTTAACAACGTATGGTTTCAAGAGGAATATCTGTATAGCGATAGGTTGAGATGCGCAGGTCAAGTAGACTGTATTGCAGAGTTTGATGGTCAGTTGTCGATAATCGATTTCAAAACTTCTAGGAAACCAAAGAAGGTGGAGTGGATTGAGAACTATTTTATTCAAACCGCATTCTATGCTGCAGCATTTTATGAACGCACTGGCGTTCCTATCAAGCAAGGAGTCATCTTGATTACTGTTGATGGTCACGAACCACAAGTATTCACGATAGAACCCTACAAATATCTACCACGTTTTTTAGAGGTGAGAGAGCAATATGATACTAAAGTTTGACGGTAAAGAGGTAGACTATTTTGAAAAGTTTCCCAGACATGTTGAACGTGTTGGGATCTCTTTATCTGGTGGAGCCGACTCTGCCCTGATCCTCTACCTACTTGCAAAAGAAATACAAGATAGAGAACAAGAGACTCGCATCTACCCTATACATGGCTATGATGTGAATAGAAAGAATGTGCATAGTTGGGAAGCAGCGGAAAGAGTAATCGGTTCAGTCAAGTATCATTTGCGTGATTGGCATAATATTATAAAGAAACCACACATCTTTGCATATGACAAAAACCTTCCCATATCCAAAGAGGAATATCATAAAGCCAACTATGAGTATATGACAAGACGTCATAGCCTTGATTTCGTGATTCGTGGTGTGACACAAGGTATGCCTAATGATGGTAGACCACTCAAGGCTGGTGATGCAGATTCAGCAGAACTTACTCGGTTATCCAAAGAAACATGGGTACTACCTTTTGGTGATGTAGATAAAAGATTTATTGCCCATTGGTACAACGAACTAAACCTAGACAGGCTACTCAGTATGACGTCTAGTTGTATCGCAGACCAACCAGAACCTTGTGAAGAGTGCTGGTGGTGCAAAGAAAAGTATTGGGCGTTTGGACACTATTGACGAATCATTTTAAGAGTGCTATACTGTTGGCAACTTAACTTAGAGGAATCATTATGTCGCAAAGAGATACTACATTCAAAGGTGGAATACAATCAGGTTCAGTTGCAACAGATTCAGTTGCACGAAAACTTGACGATCAATGCAAAACAATCAAAGAGAGTATGTACGAGATCTTTCAACCGAAAGGTCTGACCATGCAGAGAAAACTCACCAAAGATCAGATCCCTGGTGGAGTGGGTGCATGCGAACCAGATGGCGGTGCATGGTTTTATAATGGCAAACTCGTAGCAGTCTTTGAAGGCAAGAAGCAAGGTAAGCAAGGTAATGCTATCGAGCGATGGTTCAAGAACAACTACACTTGCAGAATGATAAATCCTGATGTTCACTATGTGACATTCTGTGTTGGTGAAGGTGCTGGTGAAAATGAGGTTCTGCAAAAGACACTGAAGATTGCTCACCTCAAGGGGTTCAACCAGTTCAATCCAAATGACAACTCAGTGTACTATTCTGTGGACGGATTTACTGACACACAGATCGAGGATGTAATGAAAACAGTTTTGAAAAAAGTAGTGAGTGTATGACGAAATCACTATTCATGTGGGCTGGTGGTAAGCGTAAGCTACTCAAGCACTATGCCCCGTACATGCCTAACAGTGTGGATAGTTACTGCGAACCATTCTTTGGTGGCGGTGCTATGTACATTCATGTGATGAATACCTACAAGCCCAAGTACGCACGAATCAATGACATTAACAGCGATATCGTTCGTATCTACAAATGCATCAAAGAAAATCTTGATCCCTTTCTTATCAGGCTGAATGACCTTGAAGCGCAATACATTCCTCTGGATAAGCCAGATCGTAAGAAGTTATACTATGACATTCGATCTGAACACGCATGGAAACATGAAGCATATTCAGAACCAGAAGAAGCTGCCACTCTATACTTCTTGATGAAGACAGGCTTCAATGGTGTATATCAACTCAACCATAACACCAATGGTAGATACGGAACTCCGTCTGGCTTGTTGAACCAGAAGGATCAAGTCTATGACAGAAACGTGATAGTATGGTGGAACCAAGCACTGCAGATAACAGACATACAATCTTCTGATTGGAAGGATGCCGTGGATGGTATGCCAGATAAAACTTTTTATTTCTTTGACCCACCATACCGAGACTCGTTTGCAGACTATGGTAATGGGTTTACTGATGATCAGCTATTGGATCTTATATCATTCTGTGATAACCAAACACTTGTGATGCTATCGAATCGAGATGATGAAGATTGGTTTGCGAATCAGAAACGATCTCTTGACTCCGCTCACATCGATGTGACCTATACCGCAGGTAGACGAAAGAAGACTGAAGACGGTTTTGCCGCAAAGAAGGCAAGAGAAATATTATTGTATAGAACAGACTCTGAGGTTTTTACTTGACTCTTCATAGATTCTATGTTAATATAGTGTCAATCATCATAGGAGATTCTATTGTCTTTTTACACTTCAGTTAATCGGTACGGTAATACTATATTCTATCGTGGCTACAATGATAGCGGCAATCCGATAGAACAAAAAATACCATTTAAGCCTACGCTATACATCAACTCGAATGGTTCCAAGTCTGATTGGATTTCCTTGAATGGAACTCCTGTCAAAGCTGTGGAGTTCGCTAAGATGAGTGATGCCAAAGAGTTTCTTGATCAGTACAAAGATATTGAGCAGTTCAAGGTCTATGGTCAGACCAACTACATCACACAGTATATCACGAAAAAGTTTCCGAATGAGATCAAATGGAATCCCAAACATATCAACGTGTCCAACTTTGATATCGAGGTTCAATCTGATGAAGGCTTTCCAGAACCTGGTGAAGCCAAGTATCCAATCATATCGATTGCTCTCAAGTCCAGCAAAAGTTCTGTATATCACGTATGGGGTCTTGATGATTATGATCATACCAAAACAGAGATCACTGGTGTAGAACTTATTCAATATCACAAATGTAAATCTGAGGAGCATCTGCTTGCATCTTTTATGAAGTATTGGATTGCGAATCGTCCAGATGTTATTACTGGTTGGAACACTAAGTTCTTTGATATTCCATATCTGATCAATCGTATTCGTCGTGTTGGATCTGAGGAAGCTGTCAAACGCCTATCCCCTTGGAACCGTGTGAACGAGCAAACCAAAACAGTATTCGGAAAGCCTCAACAAGCATATGAGATTGTGGGTATACAATCTGCTGATTATATGGAGTTATTCAAGAAGTTTGGTTACTCTTATGGCACACTTGAGTCTTACAAACTGGACCATGTTGCCTATGTTGTTCTTGGTGATAAGAAGTTGTCGTATGAAGAGTATGGTAATCTGTACACATTGTACCAAGAAAACCACCAGAAGTTTATCGACTATAACATCAAAGACGTCCAGATTATTGATCGACTTGAAGAAAAGATGGGACTGATCCAGTTGGCTCTTACCATGGCATATCGTGCTGGGGTAAACCTTGAGACTACTCTTGGTACCACTGCTATCTGGGACTCGATCATCTATCGAGAACTCAATAAGAAACATGTGGCTATTCCACCCAACGAAGAAATGCCAAAGCCAGACTATCCAGGTGGTTACGTAAAAGAACCTATGATTGGTAAGCATGATTGGGTAGTTTCTTTTGACTTGAACTCTCTTTATCCGAATCTTATCGTTCAATCCAATATGTCACCAGAGACTTTGATCGGCACAAAAGAACCTCATGGTGTTGGGTATTATCTAAACCTACAAGAAAAGATAGACGGCGACTATTCTGTGGCTGCAAATGGTTCTGTATACAGTCGAAAGCACCAAGGTATTCTTCCTAAGATTATTGAAGCCTATTACGAAGAACGTAAAGTTATCAAAAAAGAGATGCTTACGGCTCAACAGGCTTACGAGAAAACCAAAACGATAGAACTTGAGCGACAGATCAACCAACTCGAAAATCGTCAGATGGCTATTAAGATTTTGCTCAACTCTCTCTATGGTGCTATCGGTAACAAGCACTTCCGTTACTTTGATATTCGTATTGCCGAGGGTATCACGTTGTCTGGTCAGTTGGCTATCCAATGGGCTGAACGTGCAATCAACAAAGAACTCAACAAGATCTTGCAAACTGAAGATGTAGACTATGTTATTGCAATCGATACGGACTCACTGTACATCAACTTTGGTCCATTCATCGAGAAGCTTAACCCAGAAGATCCTGTCAAGGCTCTTGATAAAATCTGTGGTGATCACTTCGAGAAGATCCTTGCTGCAGCGTATCAAAAACTCGCAGACAATACTAATGCATACAAGAATCGTATGGTCATGGCTCGTGAGGCTATTGCCGATAAAGCAATCTGGACTGCCAAGAAGCGTTACATTCTGAATGTACACAACAACGAAGGTGTGCAGTATGCTGAACCCAAGCTGAAGATCATGGGTATTGAAGCAGTCAAGTCATCGACACCTCAAGTATGCCGTGATCGATTTAAGGAAGTTTTCCAAGTGCTGATCAACGGTACCGAGGAAAATACGCAGGCTTACATTGCTGACTTCAAGAAAGAGTTCAAGAGTTTACCTGCAGAACAAGTTGCATTTCCACGAGGCATAAGTAGTGTAAGCGATTGGGCAGATAGAGAACGCATTTATCGTAAAGGGTGCCCGATCCACGTGCGAGGAAGTCTGCTATATAATGCTCAACTCAAAAAACATGGTCTAGATACAAAACTACAATCTATTCAGAATGGTGAGAAGATCAAGTTTTGTTATCTCAAGATGCCAAACCCTATACAAGAAAATGTAATATCGTTTCCAGAATATCTACCACCAGAACTAACTCTGAGTAAGTATGTGGATTACGATTTACAGTTTGAGAAAACGTTCCTAGCGCCCTTGGAACTTATACTAACAGCCATTGGTTGGGATGCAGAACCAAAGGCTACGCTAGATGCATTTTTTACATAACCAAAGGATATATGAGAATATGAGTAACTTGATTGAACATTACGCAGAGTTTGTTGAAAGCATGATCTTAACTGAAGGTGACGCACGTATCGCAGAAAACACGCTAGGTCTTGCAGGAGAGACAGGTGAGGTTGCCGATAAGATTAAAAAATATTACCGAGATGGTACTATTGATAAAACAGATTTGCAAAAAGAACTCGGAGATGTGATTTTCTATTGGTTTGCCTTACATGGTGCTTTGGGAATTGATCCTATCAAATCTATAGAAACTAATATGATAAAACTATCTGATCGTAAGAACCGTGGTGTTCTCCGTGGATCTGGAGATAACCGATAATAACCGATAAGGAATCAAAATGAAGAAAAAGAAACCAGCAGAAGCATTTCGTATTGTCATTCTAGACAGTGCACCTGACTTCGATTATGAGAAAGCAGATAATCTGAAGTATCTCTTTACTCAAGATAATAACGATATTATGTACCATCAGAATGGAAACGATCTTACGGATGTGATTAACTTTGATCCTAATATCACTTTCATTAATACACCCACAACTGTAGAAGATGGTGTGGTGATTGCATCAGAGTTAGAGTCTCAAGTACTTCAGATCTTGGCTAAAACTTCTGGTGGATGTGTTGTTCGAACACCTCTACCCATTGAGATTGTGGATCGCCTTTGCTCAACGAATGATAAGGTTGTCTATTATCCAGAGATCTTTTCCGAATCAACAGCAGAGAATCATACCTTTCATATCATTGGAGGTACACACGCTTCTGTCATGGCAGTCAAAGAAATTCTTTATGCCAAGTCTAGCACATTGATGGGCAATGTTGTGGCATGTACTGGTATCGAAGCAGCGATTATTGAACAGAGTATTTCAGCAATCACTGGACTGAAGTACATCTTCATGAACCAGTTGTACGACTTTATGTCTGAGTATGGCGGAGACTATAACCTAGTGTCCAACTATATTAACTCTCATCATGCCACAGGTGCCACAAACAATCGAGTACCTAACCGTCAGTTCAAACGTGGTATTCAAGATAAACGTGTGGATGCTATTAAAAATCTGATGAATATGGATAAAGAACTCTTTACAATCCTTGAGAAGTTTGATATAATCAACTCAGCATATTCAAATAGAGAGGAATAATACATGAGTATTATGGACAAACTCAAGAAGAACTCGAAGTTGAAACATACTTCAGTTCTATCTGAGTCTAAATTTTTTAATGAGAAGACCCCTACACCTACCAGCGTTCCTATGATTAACGTTGCTTTGTCTGGGTCTATTGATGGTGGTCTCCTACCAGGATTGACCACACTTGCTGGTCCATCTAAACATTTCAAAACTTCTTTTGCCTTGCTTATGGCTGGGGCATATCTCAACGCACATAAAGATTCAGTCATGCTGTTTTATGATTCGGAGTTTGGATCTCCACAATCATACTTTGAACAGTTTGGTATTGACACTGAACGTGTTCTACACACACCGATTACTAATATCGAGGAACTCAAGTTTGACTTGATTGGACAACTTGAAGCCCTTACACGTACCGACAAGGTTATCGTGGTTATTGACTCTATCGGCAACGTTGCGTCCAAGAAAGAGATGGAAGATGCTATCAATGAGAAGGCAGTGGCTGATATGTCTCGTGCTAAAGCATTGAAAGGCTTGTTCCGTATGTGTACTCCATATCTGGCAATGAAGGATATTCCTATGCTGGCTATCAATCACACGTACAAAGAACAAGGTCTGTTTCCAAAAGATATCGTATCTGGTGGTACAGGCATCTACTATTCTTCTGACAACATCTGGATTATTGGGCGACGTCAGAACAAAAAAGGTACTGACATTGTTGGCTACGACTTCGTGATCAACGTAGAGAAATCACGGTTTGTAAAAGAGAAGTCTCGTATTCCTATCTCAGTATCTTGGGATGGTGGTGTGCACAGTCACTCTGGTTTGCTCGATGTAGCACTCGCAGGTGAGTATGCTCGTAAACCTTCCAATGGTTGGTATGAAGGTGTAAACCCAGAAACTGGTGAGGTTCTTACTGGTAAGGTTCGTCTGGATGCCACGAATGAGAAAGAGTTCTGGGAGCCTGTCTTCGAAAAGACTAACTTTGCCCAGTTCATTCAGAACCAATACGAACTCGGTCATAAGTCTGAAGTAAGTATGGATGAGATTGTTGAAGAGGGTACGCTATGAATATCGAAATAGGTAAACCATATGCAGTAAGTGCATATAGAAAAAAATCTCTTATCGAGATTGAAATGTATTATCATGAAGATGGTCGAGGTCTGAATACAGAAATCGGTTGGAGAAATGGAACATTCATTGTAACTCCTCAAAATCAAGAAGAAGTCGATGATCTAAAATCATGTATCTTTGTAGAGGGGGTTCATAGTTGGGAAGATGATAATGAGCCTGATATCTGGGACTATGAGCACTTTGAAGAGATTGAAATGGATAGCACACACGATGGCTGTTGGGAAGAGTTTGTTTTCTACGGTAACCATTTTACCGAAGAAGAACAAGAGGCACTTGAAGAAGAGTTCGAAAATGACGAAGAACAGTATTGGAGAATTGATTTCCTTGAGGAAAAAGGTTTCGAAACCCATGGGTGCAACTGGCAGATCCACGGCGGTGTTATTGTGGAAGAACCAGAGGAATGAGAACCGTCCACGAGTTTAATGTAATCCCTAATCACATTATTGATGATTGTATTAAGGATTATGGCTCTAAAGACAAGAGGCATCCTGGTGTAATGAACACGGCTGATCCTGGTATACACATTGGCAAGATCACCAAAATCATACAAGATGTTATTGGTAAGAAGATCCAGTTCAAGAGTGGTAACTACTACCAACATAGTAAACCATACTTACCACACACTGATTGGTTCTCTCATTTGGATAACAACTTGAATGTAGTGATTCCATTACAAATTGAATATCCAAAGGGACATAATCCTAGCTTGGTTGTGTTTGATCAGAAATGGAAAAGAAATGGTGTTACTTGGTGTATGCATCATCCAGTTTTAGACTTCTATCCTAATACTGGAGTGAAGGGTAATCCAAACGAATATCCTATTGAGGGTGGAACAGGGTTGAGAATGCTTAATGACTTAAAAAGTAGTTACTTGCCTCACTACCACGGCTTGGATTTGTTTGGGCTATCAGGTCAAGCATATTCATTTACCAGAGGCTCTGCTATCATATTTGATAACCAACGCATCCACTGCACGAGTTATTTTCAAGGAACAAAATTAGGACTAAGTTTGAGGTATAAGTTATGAAAGAAAATACAGATTATGAAATGATTACTGGCACTGGAGAGAACTGGGATATCCGTATTCTCACAGGCGAGTTTAATGAAACCGTTCTTGCGTTTAGTACGCTAAAGGTTACTGATGATGGAGAACACCTCTCTTTCAACTTTGATATTGTGTCAAGTCCT